CCACCCCAGACGAACTCCACAACATGCTCATCAACTGGCACGACTTCTGGCAAGGAGAACACACCACAGAAGACTGGATCGCCAAACCCCTCATCGCCCGAGGCCGCCAAACCGCCCTCTTCGCAGGAGCCAAAACAGGCAAATCCTGGATCACCCTCAACATCATCGCAGCCCTCGCAACCGGCAAACCCATCCTCGGCCAACCACCCCAACCACCAGTCCACACCCTCTACCTCGACTACGAAATGACCCAAGCCGACCTCATGGAACGCCTCGAACAATTCGGCTACACCGAAGACGACGACTACTCCCACCTCCACTACGCCCTCATCCCCTCGCTCCCCCCACTCAACACCTACGAAGGAGCCACAGCCCTCACCAAACTCTGCGAACTCACCAAAGCCCAAGTCGTCATCATCGACACCACCGGCAGAGCCATCGAAGGCGAAGAAGACAAGGCAGACTCCTACCGAGCCTTCGCCCGCACCACAGGCCTCGCATTGAAGAAAGCTGGCATTGCCCTCGTCCGCACCGACCACGCAGGAAAGAAGGTGGGTCAGGGACAGCGTGGCTCCAGCGCAAAGAACGACGACGTAGACATCGTGTACCGCCTCGACAAGACCGACGAAGGCGTCCGGCTCGTCCGAACCCACTCACGCATCAGCTGGTGTCCCGAGAAGGTAGACCTCATCGTCGAAGACTTCAACGACATCATCACCATCCGATACAAAGCCCCCAGCAACCGAGGCTTCACCATCCAAGCCATTGACCTCGCCCGACGCCTTGACCAACTCGGCTACCCCCTCAACCTTGGGGTGAATGAGACGATCAAACTGGCCAAGGAACAGGGCATCACCCTCGGACGAAAGACCCTCGTCTCCGAGGCGATCCGATGCCGAAAGCAGCCCAAACCAGACCCACTTGAGGTGGTTCCCGTCAATTCTCGGGAACCAGTGGGAACCACCCCAAAAACGGGAACCACTTGGGAACCACTTCGGGAACCACTTGGGAACCACCTTCTAGAACCCAGCGTGCATAAGGGAACCACCCCACCCCCCTATAGGGGGGTGGTGGTTCCCATGCCCCAAAACATGGGAGAAGAAAACCTGACAAACTGGGAACCACCCACCCCAAATCAACACAAAAACGAAGAGGTGGTTCCCGACCATCTCGACCCCCTCTGGTAGCCCCCCATGCCCATCCACCGCCCCTGCCTCACCTGCCACCGACTCACCGTCAACCCGCGACGCTGCGACACCTGCCAAGCCACCTGGCAAGCCCAGCGACCCAAGCCCTATCGCCCTCACTACCGAGGCAACTACGCAGCTCGAGCCAAGGCCATCAGGGACACAGCAACCCAATGCTGGATCTGTGGCGAAGGCGCACGAGTGGACGACCCTTGGACAGCCGATCACGTCCACCCAGGCGACACTTCACCAGACGCCCTACTCCTCCCAGCCCACCGCACCTGCAACTCGCGTCGAGGGAATCGCGCATGACCCCCCACCGGCAGTCTCGGGGGGTGGGTCGGATCTGGGGACGCGCAGACGCACATGACCCATGCCGTTGCACAACACGGGCGGGGTTGGTGGACGGGGTACGGCTACCCTTGTGGAATGGCAACGAAGTCAACGGGTGTGGGTCGTGGGAACAAGGCCGAGCCGGTCGAGCGTCGTCGAGCGAGGGGCGCACGGATTCGGAACGGTTTGGCTGCTGCGCCGATGCCTGGTTCAGCGTTGGCGACGGTGGACTTGGACGAACTGCCGGAGCCGCCGGTGGAGTTGGGGGATGTTGGGGCTGCGTATTGGGTGACGTATTGGGCGGCTGGTCGTCGGCATTTGTCGGAGCTGCACGACGCCCCGCTCATGACCAGGTTGTGTCGGAACTTCGACAAGATCGCCGAGTTGGAGGCGTGGCTTGGGGACGATGTGGAGCGTCGCTGGTATGTGTCTCCAAATGGGCAGGTTGTGACGCATCCGGCGGTGAAGCAGATCGAGCAGATGGATGCTCAGAACACAGCCTGGATGTCGCTGTTGGGGTTCACGCCGAGCGACCGTGCCAGGTTGGGGTTGGCGGAGATAAGGGTTGCGAATGAGCTTGATGCGTTCAGGAAGCGTAAGGCCAACGTGGTCGACGGCGAGGTTGTCTCAGAAGTCTGACGGTTTGCTGGTTGCTGATTTCGCTTCGACATTTCTGCATGTGTCAAAGGGTGTGAGGGCTGGGGAGGCGTTGGTGTTGACGGACTGGCAGCGCGAGTTGTTGGTGTCGTTGTTTGAGCGTCGTGCTGATGGGATGCTGAGGTATCGACGCAGCCTGATCGGTCTGGGCAGGAAGAATGGCAAGTCGCTTATCGGGTCGCTGATTGCGCTGTATGGGTTGATTGAGGGTGAGCCTGGGGCTGAGGTGTATTCGGCGGCTGGTGATAGGCAGCAGGCGCGGGTGGTGTTCAATGAGGCTCGCTGGCAGGTGCAGCAGTCGGCTGCGTTGTCGGGTGTGTGCAAGGTGTATCGGGATGCGATTGAGGTGCCGTCGACTGGGGCGGTGTATCGGGTGCTGTCATCTGATGCGAAACTTCAGCAAGGCCTCAACCCATCAACGGTCATCTTCGATGAGTTGCATGTTCAGCCGAACGATGACCTGTGGGATGCGTTGACGTTGGCGTCGGGTGCGAGACGCGACCCGATGATCGTGGCTATCACGACGGCTGGGCATGACTTGGACACGATTTGTGGACGGCTCTACACCTACGGTCGGCGCATCATCGCAGGCGACCAGGACGATGAGCGGTTCGGGTTCTTCTGGTGGGAAGCACCCGAAGGCTGCGCCACCCACGATCGGGATGCTTGGCTGGCTGCGAACCCGAACCTTGCTGAGGGTTTGTTGTCATTGGAGGACATGGAGATCAGCATGAATCAGACAGCCGAGATTGCGTTCAGGCGATACCGGCTGAACCAGTGGGTAAGAACGGAAGGCGAATCCTGGTTGCCTGCCGGTGCGCTCGACCAATGCATCTCCGACCTTGAGCTGGACAAAGACCTGCCTGTCTTCGTTGGGATTGATATGGCGTTGAAGCATGACTCGATTGCGGTGGTGACGGCACAGCCACAGCCATCAGGTCGCATTGTGTGTCGGGCAAAGATTTGGCATCCCGACGCCCATGCAATGGATGTGTCGGCTGTCGAGGCGTATTTGCGTGACTTGAATCGTGAGTGGCAGGTGATGGAGTTCGCCTATGACCCTGCGTTCTTTCAGCGTTCGGCTGAGGCGTTGACTGATGACGGGTTGAACATGGTGGAGTTCCCGCAGTCCACAGCCCGCATGGTGCCAGCGTGTGGGACGCTGTATGAGATGATCGTGAATGGCACGTTGGCTATCAATGCTGACCCGATGTTCATCGATCAGATGTTGAGTCCGGCGCAACGTCAAACCGACACGGGTTGGCGTTTATCGAAAGGTAAGTCGAAGCGCAAGATTGATGCTGCTATCGCGACGGCGTTGGCGGTTGATCGTGCGACTCGAAGGCAGGAAGTCGCCCCGACCCCTGGGTTCTTTGTAGTCTAGAGAGGATGCTCATCATGCTGTTCTTCGAGTTACTTGCCCTCGCACTCATCGCAGTTGGGGTATTCTTGATCTCAGTTCCAGTAGGCCTGATTTGTTCGGGTCTGATGGTGCTTCTATTGGTGTTCGCAGCAGAGCGTGGTGAGAGGAAGAAGTCGAAATAATGTTGTCGCGTCTGTTGCCTGGTGGAGAGAACCGAGCTGTCTCTTTCCAATCGTTGTTCGCTGCTGGTGACGGTTTCGCAACGACGACGAACGCTGGCACCGTCATCACGCAGAATGATTCGCTGAAGATTGAGGCGGTCTATGCGTGTGTGCGTCTGATTGCCGACTCTATCTCGACGCTGCCTGTTGATACGTTCATTCGGGTTGATGGTGAGCGTCGCCCGTTCCGCCCACGCCCAACATGGCTTGACTACCCAGAGTCAGGTGTAACCCGCACCGAACACTTCCAGCAGGTTCTTGTGTCTCTGCTGTTGGACGGCAACTCATTCACTCGCATCCTGCGTGACGATCAGGGTGTCGCAGGCTTGGTGGTGTTGAATCCTCAGCGTGTTGAGTGTTCTCGTGACCGTGTGACTCGTCGGCCGATTTACATCTTCGAGCAACGTGATGTGATTCCGGCTGAGGACATGATTCACATCACCGAGTTGCGTATGCCTGGTGAGTTGCGTGGCCGTTCACGCATCGATCTGGTGAAAGAGAATCTCGGGTTGGCTCGCGCATTGGAGGAGTTCGCTGCACGATTCTTCGGACAAGGCTCCTCGGCGTCCGGCATCATCGAGTTTCCAGGGAACCTGACCCGTGAGCAGGCGAAAGATTTGGTTGACGGCTTTGAGCAAGGCCACAAAGGTTTGCGTCGTTCGCATCGCCCAGGCATCCTGTTCGGTGGCGCAACCTTCAACAAGACCACCGTCGACAACGACTCGGCACAGTTCCTAGAGTCCCGTCGCTTCGCTGTTGAGGAGATCGCCCGCACGTTCCGCTGTCCACCATCGATGCTGGGTGTGACGACGCCTGGTGCGATGTCGTATGCGTCGGTGGAACAGAACGGCATTCACTTCGTTCAGCACACGCTTCGCCCATACATCGCCAAGATTGAGGACGGCTACCAGAAGATTCTGGACAACCGTGCCTTCCTCAAGTTCAACGTGGACGGTCTGCTACGAGGCGACCAAGCCTCGCGCTACGCCGCGTTCTCCACCGGCATCCAAGCTGGCTTCCTCTCCATCAACGACATCCATCGCATCGAGGACATGTCGCCAGTCGAAGGAGGAGACTCGTACCGTGTGCCGCTCGCCAACGTGGACATCAACGCAGCCAACCTCGCTGAGTTGGATCGGAAGAGCTTGATTGCTCAGCGTCTCATCCTCGCAGGCTTCGACCCTGCACAAGTGTTGAGTGCGCTTGAGTTGCCTGCCATCAACCACACAGGCCTCCCGTCCACACAGTTGCAGCCAATCTCAACGGTCAGCCCCGCCGACCCTGCCTCCGCCTACGAGGTGAAGTCGCAAGATATGTCGATCACGATGCCTGAGGTTGTGGTGAACTACACCCCGCCAGCAGTCAACGTGCCAGCCCCCGTCATCAACGTCCCCGAGACTGTTGTGCGTGTGAATGTCCCAGAATCCAAGCCGATGATTCGCACCGTTGAACGTGATGAGCATGGTCGAATCGTGAACATCATTGAAAGGGCTGAGGACTAATGGCGACAGGAATCTCCTCCTACATGGCGAACAAGTGGCTGGATGCGATGGGAAACAACACGTCGTTCGCTGTGACAACCGCGTACATCAAACTGCATGTCGGCGACCCAGGCGCAAACGGCACCGCCAACCCAGCCACCGAAACCACACGCAAATCAATCTCGTTCGCAGCAGCCTCAAGCGGTTCAATCGCGTCAGATGCCGAGATCAGTTGGACGAACATCGCAGGCTCAGAAGACGCCACACACTTCACCGTGTGGGATGCATCAACGGCAGGTAACTTCCTGTTCTCTGGCACGATCACCGGCAACCCGTACACCGCAGGCGACACCTACACCATCGCCTCTGGTTCACTCACCACGTCGCTGACCGTCGCCTCATAGGTTTCTGATGGCACGAACTAGGTTCGTCCTCGGCACCTCACAGCTGAACGATGAGAACGTCGGCCTAGACGGATTCTCACCAGCCTTCACGCTCGATACCTCTGCGCTAGATGGTGCAGGAAAGTTTGACGGCTACACCTTCCAGACGAATGCGTCAGGTTCGGCTGGGTTGGGTGGTGTGGTTGGGTTGGCTGAGGCTGATGTCATCGTCAATATTCAGTCGATTGGTGTGGCCGAGTTGGGTGGTTTGGCTGGTGTGGCTTCGGTTTCGGTGTTGCATCAGGCTGTCGGGTCGGCGATGCTGGGTTCTGTCTCGGGGTCTGTGTCGCCTGTTGTGGTTCACAGCGTGTCGGCGGTGGCTGGTTTGGGTGCTGGGGTTAGTTCGGCTACGTCGTCGGTTCTTGTGCGACCTTACGCCGACGGGCAGTTGGGGTCGATGGTTGGGTCTGCTCAGGCGACGGTTGTTCCTCAGCCGACTCCGACTCCTTCGTATCCGTCTGGTGGGAATCCTTGGTATCGACAACCGAAGGTTCCTGTTGAGAAGGTTTCAGTTGTTTCGGTTGAGGTTGAGTTGCCTCGTGTCCCTGAGCGAATTGTTGTTTCAGGATCATCTGTTGTGTCCTTGTCGGCGTCTGCTACTGGTGAAGTAGCATGGTCAATACTAGAAGATGAAGCCGAGTTGCTTCTGTTGGTGTGAGGTTTGAGTGGCGTTCTATCATGGTGTGACATCAGTTGGCACGGCTCCTACACCCGTTGACGGCACTTTGATCGGATTTCATGGTGGCAATCCGTACAAGATGCACATCAAGAACAACGACAACACGACCGAGTGCTATATCGGCGGGTCTAATGTGACGACTTCGACCGGCTACTTGTTGAACAAATTGGAGGCGTTGGATTTGGTCGTCTCTCCAACGGACATTCTCTATTGCATCTCAACGAAGAATGGTCACAACATTTCTTGGTTGACGGAGCCTGTCTGATGCCGTACTTCATTAGCAACACAAATCCGAACTGCTCAGGTTGGGCTGTCGAGAAGGAGGACGGTGAAGTGATCGGCTGTCACGGAACGAAACAAGATGCCATCGACCAGATGGTTGCAGTATCTATCGCTGAGGACATGGAGCCTGGTGGTGAACGAGCATTACCGAACGAACTGACTGAAGGTGACTTCGTGCGCTGGGATTCATCGGGTGGCACGGCTCGGGGTCGCATCGAACATGTGATGCGTGAAGGCACGTTGGGTGTGCCTGACACCGAGTTCAGCATCGAGGCTACAGAGGACGATCCTGCTGCGCTCATCCGAATCTATGAGGAGTACGACAACGGTTGGCGACCCACCGAAGTTCTCGTCGGCCACAAGTTCTCCACACTCACCAAGATTGACCCACTCCCCGAACCAATCGAGGAAGAGGACGAGATCGAAGAAGACGAGGACGAGTCCGAGGATCGTGTCGAGCAGAGAGAGGTGAATCTGGATGTCCCCCAATACATCAGGTCAGCAGCCCGAAAAGGGTTGGATTATTACGGGAAGAGCCTTGCAGGTGCAGGCGTTGTGGCTCGTACTGTTCGTGAAGCCCGTGAGATGGCTCAAGGAAGAATCACGGAAGATAAAGTCATTCGTGCAAACGCTTGGGCAGCTCGACATCTAGTTGACTTGGATGTCCCCCGCAACACGAACCCAGACAACGACGAGTTCCCTGGTGCCGGTGCAGTCGCCTTCTACCTGTGGGGTATCGACCCAACAGACCCGCAACCTGCGATGAACTGGTTTGAGGAGAAGTCGGATGCGATCAAAGCTGATCGTGAAGAGGCCGACAGGTCGTTCGCCTTCCATCGCAAACCAGAACAGAAGTCGTCTATTGTTGATGGCATGACTGAACAGGTCGAGACGCGCAGGGTCACGTTCAACGAGTTCGAGCTTCGTGCCGCCACGAAGGGTGACGGCATGTCGTTCACCGGCTATGCCGCAGTCTTCAACTCTGACTCGGAGCCGTTGCCGTTCATTGAGCGGATCATGCCTGGCGCGTTCGCCAAGTCGTTGCGTTCACGGAACAATATCCGAATGTACATGAACCACGACTCCAGCATGCTGCTTGCCACGACCCGTGCCAAGACTCTCCGTTTGCAGGAAGACTCGAAGGGTTTGCTGGTCGATGCCGACCTGCCCGACACTTCGGTTGGCCGTGACCTGTCGGTGCTGATGCAACGCAAGGATGTGGATTCGATGTCGTTCGGTTTCACCGTCCCTTCGGGTGGTGACTCTTGGAGCGATGACGGGATGCAACGCACCTTGAAGCAGATTCGCCTGTTCGAGGTGTCGGTTGTGACAGGCTTCCCCGCGTATGCGGCTACGTCTGCGTCGGTGCGTTCGTTTGATGCGTTGGCTCAGCGAACTGGCATGGATGCCGACCAGTTGGCTGTCGCCATCACGAACCTTGAAGCAGGTCAGACTTTGACCCCCGATCACGCTGCGTTGTTGCGTGAGACTGTGGCGAAACTTGAGCCACAACCCGAGGCTGCTCCTGCCACGATTGGCATCATGGCGAAGCACCTTGAACTGTTGAAGAACATCTAGTAACTTTTAGTTACTGCATCGAATGAGCGGAGCCGCCTTCGGTGTTGCTGATCGCGGAGCCGCGACAGGCTAATCCTCCTGCGTATCCACAATCATCAACATCATCCCTACGGGGAGAAGGAATAACTACCATGAAGGAATACATCGACCGCCAGGTCGAGATTCGCAACCGCGCCTGGAACGAGGCAAAGTCGATTCTCGATAAGGCAGCAGCAGAGAAGCGTGACCTCACCGCTGAGGAATCGCAGACCTACGAGCGCATCTCCAAGGAACTCGACGAGCGTGCCAACACGATCGCCAAGCTCCGTGAGGATGAGGCTCGCGAACTTCGTCTCGATGCCGCAACCCGCGAAATCGCTGACCAGGCTCGCCCAGTCGCACAGGCACCAGTCGCCGACGATGCCGCCATCCTCCGCTCACTCGTCTCGGGTGAGAAGCGTGGCCACTCGTTCGAGCGTCGCGATGTCGTCAAGACCAGCACCGGCGCACCAGTCCCCACCTCGTTCTACGATCAGGTCATCATGAAGGCTCGCCTCGTCGCGCCAGTCCTTCAGACCTCGACCGTCCTGAACACCGCAGGTGGCGAGAACCTCCAGATTCCGTCGCTGTCCACCTACTCGGTCGGCACGATCAACGCTGAAGGTGCCGCAATGGGCGAGAGCGACCCAGCATTCAACGCGTTCATCACGTTGGGCGCATACAAGTATTCGTTCCTGACGCAGGTTTCCGAAGAACTCCTCACCGACTCTGGTGTCGACTTCCTCGGCTTCCTCGCCGATCAGGTCGGAAACGCGCTCGGCTACGCAGTCGGCTCCGCCCTCACGGTCGGCACCGGCACGGTTGAGCCAAAGGGAATCGTCACGGCCTCGGCTGTTGGCGGAACCGCAGGCACCGCAACCGCGTTCACCGCAGACAACCTCATCGACCTCCTCTACTCCTTGGATGGTGCAGCACGCAACCTCCCAGGCGTGGGCTGGATGATGAACGGCAAGTCGATCGGTGCAGTCCGCAAGTTGAAGGACACCGCTGGCAACTACGTGTTCCAGCCGTCCCTCGCAATGGACAGCCCAGACATGTTGCTCGGCAAGCCCATCTACGAGAACCCGTCGATGGCCGATGTCGCAACCGGCACCAAGTCCGTCATCGTTGGACACCTCCCGTCGTACTTCGTGCGCACGGTCGGTGGCCTTCGCCTCGACAGGTCGGATGACTTCGCGTTCAACGCAGGACTCATCACCTTCCGCGCACAGTTCCGCGTGGACGGCAACCTGCCGCAGACGAGCCACATCAAGCACCTGCTCCAGCCGTAACGCTGAAGCGAGTGCAAGCCACCTAACGGTGGTGTAAGTTTGAGGGGCGGGTCGGACACGCAGGGCGACCCGCTCCTCAATCCATTTCCCCTGCAACCTGCGAAGGAGTCTGCGTGAATGCTCGTCATCGTCAACAACACGCCGGTCGAGTTACCCGACCTGGAAGCGGAATTGCTGCTGCGTCGGGGCGTAGCGCACTTGCCGGAAGTAGCCGACCAGCCTCTTCCGAATCGTTACGAATCCTCTTCTACTCGAACGCCCCGTTCGCCCCGACCGGCTACGGAACCCAAACCGCGCAGCTCGTCCCGAGGCTCATCCAAGAAGGGAACGAAGTAGCGATCCACGCCATGTATGGCATCGAGGCGGTGCCGTCAATGTGGAATGGAATCAAGATGTACCCGCGAGGGATGGCACCGTATTCGGATGATGTGGTGACAGCGCATTGGATGGACTGGTCAAACGGCAACAAGAACCTGCCACCGATGCTGATGACCTTGTTCGATGTGTGGGTGTTGAAGTCCACGTCGCTTGACATCATCCCGAACATCGCGTCGTGGGTGCCGATTGATCATGCGCCTTGCCCGCCTGAGGTGGTGGCGTTCTGTCAGCGTAAGAACGTGAAGCCGATTGCGATGTCGCAGTTCGGGAAACGAATGTTGGAGGCTCAGGACGTTGAGTGCTTGTATGCGCCTCACGGCATTGAGGATGTGTTCAAGCCTACGGCCAAGTGGAGCAACGGTCAGCAGGAGTTGACTGGTCGGCAGATCATGGGTATTCCCGAGGACAAGTTTGTGGTGATGATGAACTCTGCGAACAAGGGTGTGAACCCGTCACGCAAGTCATTCGCTGAGAACATTCTGGCGTTCGCCATTTTCGCCCAAACCCGACCCGATGCGATTCTCTATCTGCACACCGAGTCGATGGGTTCGATGGGTGGAATCAACCTGATGCATCTGTTGGAGGCTTGCGGGTTGAAGCCTGAGCAATACAAGATCATCGACCAGTACGCCTATCGGATGAGCGTCCCGCAGGGTGCGCTCGCTGCCATCTATTCGGCTGCTGATGTGTTGTTGGCTTGCTCAATGGGTGAGGGGTTTGGGATTCCTGTGGTTGAGGCTCAGGCGTGTGGGACTCGGGTGATCGTGTCGGATTACACCGCCCAGCCGGAGCTTGTCGGGTCGGGTTGGAAGGTGGAGACGCAACCGTTCTGGGATGCGGCACAGAAAGCCTGGTTCTGCACCCCACAGGTGCCATCCATCGTGGATGCCCTGAGAGCCTCCTACGAGGCTCCCAGAGGGGCGGATAAGGCCGCTGTGGAGTTTGCTAGCCAATACTCCGCAGATCGCGTCTATGAGGCTCATTGGAAGCCAATCATGAAGGAGTTGTCGGCATGGTGCCGGTCATCGTCATCCCAGTCCTAAACCGATACGACCTCCTCGAACGATGCCTAGCATCTATCGACTACCCCGTAGACACCCTCATCATCATTGATAACGGTGGACAGGCAAGCATGTGGGGTTGCCCTTGGCTGGTCGATCATCGTCAAATCGACGACTACCGAATCTGGTCAATGCCCAGCAATCTGGGTGTCGCAACCTCATGGAACTTGAGCATCAAGGCCACTCCTTACAGCAAGGACGGTTGGCTGCTCCTGAACTCGGATGCCTGGTTTGAGCCTGGTGCATTACAGCACTTTCACGGTGAATGCAGCCCAGACACGATCACGCTCGCTGGTCATCCAGGCTGGTCGTGCGCTCATGTCGGACGCAACGTGGTCGCCAAGATTGGTCTGTTCTGCGAGAACTTTCATCCCGCATACTTTGAGGACAATGACTTCGAGCGTCGAGCGCAAGCACACGGAATCCCCGTCGTTCACTCGTCAGCCAAGGTCAATCATGACAACTCCTCGACCATCGCTTCTGACCCGTCGCTAGCTGAGGCCAACGCCAAATCCTTTCAGGCGAATCAGGAACTTTATCTGCGACGCTGGAATGACGGTCTGTATCCAACCCCCGAGGAATGGTCGCTGGAACGTCGATGTGAATTGGGGTGGGACAAATGAGCATTGCGCTCATCGGTTGTTCATCGGTTGAGTATTGGGAACGCTGGGGTCAGCAGTTCTGCGACTCGATTCAGGGGATGCGAACTAAACCAGACGAGGTGATTATTGCGTCGCTAGAGCCGCTGAATGTGCCGAACTTCGTGACCAACATTGAAACCAAGGAATTGTTCTGGGATTCGTGGAATGATGCGATTCGCCACAGCACGACCGACTGGGTGTGGCCTGTTGGGGTGGATGACCTGTTTGAGGTTGATGCGTTGGAGAATCTAGATGGGTCGGCTGAGGTGATTGCGGTTGCTGGTCGTGAGTCGACGGGTGCGTCGTTTGTTCCTGATCCGCATGGGTTTCAGCGGATTCTTGAGGTGGGGTTCAATCCTATGCGTGGGTCGATTATGTTGCGTCGGGATGTGGCGGTGGCGTTGCCTTGGCGTCCTGTGAAGTGGGCGGATTGGATGCAATGGTGCGAGATTCGTCATCATGGGTATCGGGTGGTGTTTGATTCGCAGAGTCGGATGATTCATGTGCGTCATGCTGGGGCGATTTCGATGAACTCGGATTCGGTGGCTGAGGCTCAGGTGAATCAGTTGAAGCATTGGTTGTTGACGGTTGGTGTGAAGCCTGGGGCTGAATGGCCTCCTGTGTTGTTGGGGTAACATAGAGCCGTGACAATCACGAACGGCTACGCCACACGCAATCAGATCAAGGCTGCGCTTCGTATCGGTACAGCCGACACGCTTGACGACGACCTGATTGATAACTGTGCTGAGGCTGCAAGCCGTCTCATTGATGGGTATTGCAACCGCCAGTTCTGGTCTGTGGGTTCTGCGACCGCCCGCATCTTTACGGCTGAGTCGGAGTTCACCTGCTCGATTGACGACGTATCCGGTACGGCGATCACGCTACAAACCTCAAGCCTTGGTGACGGCGTGTTTGACATCACTTGGACGACGACCGACTATCAGCTGGAACCGTTGAACGGTGTGCTGGATGGTTTGACTTGGCCATACGACCGCATCCGTGCTGTCGGCGACTATCTGTTCCCCACCTTGAATGCGAACTACGGTGAGCAGGCGTTGGTGAAAGTGACCGCCACATTCGGTTGGCCTTCGGTTCCTTCGACGGTGACTCAGGCGACGATCATTCAGGCATCACGAATCTTCAAGCGTTACGACTCGCCACTCGGGGTGGCTGGGTTCGGTGACATCGGTGCGATCCGTGTGTCACGCTTCCTTGACCCTGATGTCGCGCAGCTCGTCGAACCGTATCGACGAATGCGGATGTTTGCGTGAGCGCAGCAACCACCGTCACCCAAATCAAAGAAGGCCTCCAGACACGTCTGGCGACCATCCCTGGACTTCGCGCCTACGCTCAGCAACCCGACAACATCAATGCCCCGTTCGCTTGGCCGATGCTGGAATCCATCACCTACAACGGTGCGATGGGCGGAGGTCTGGTCATTCACACGTTCACGGTGTCGGTGGTGGTGGGTCGCGCTGCGGAACGCTCAGCCCAGAACGCCCTAGACGGGTATCTCTCCTATGAAGGTGCGACTTCGGTTCGGGCTGCGATTGAGGCTGATAGATCGCTCGGCGGTGTCGTACAGAACCTCATCGTTGAAACTGCCTCAAACATCTCGACGATGGATGGGAACGATACGACCTACCTGATGGTGGATTTCAGGGTGGTTGTGTACGCCTAACCCTTGAGAGGGTGAAGCGTTGGGGTGTAGTGTTGGGGTTTGTAATCCAACCCCTCTAGTGCCGGAAGGCAGGAGTCACAAACAATGGCAAAGCAAGTTCTGACAAACGTGGCCGTCACCTTCGGCACCGCGAACACGGACATCACTTCGTATGTCGCAGCAGTCACCCTCAACCTGACCGCAGCGGAAATCGCAACCACGAACTTCGGTTCGTCGGGTGCAGTCACCCGCATCCAAGGCCTCAAGGATCACTCGGTCACGATTGACCTGCACCAGGACTACCCAACCATCGAGAAGTTGTTCTACGATGCGTTCGCAAACGGCACCGCAGTTGCGATGACCGTCAAGCCGAACGGCACGGGTGCAGCATCCTCAGCAAATCCGAGCTACGCCTTCAATGTGCTTCCCGTTTCGTGGACGCCAGTCGCAGGCGCAGTCGGCGAACTCGCCACCGCCAGCATCACCTGGCCAATCGACGGCAACGTCACCAAGACCGGCACCGGCGCATAACTTTCATCACAACCCTTACCTGCGGAGGTAACAAATGAAACTGCCACTTGAAGTGGTCAGCGCATCCGACGGCTCAACCAGAATCGTCATCGCCACATTCCCAGACTTCATCGCCTACGAACAGAAGTTCAGCAAGAGTGTGGCGAAGTTCGAGGATGGTTTGTCGCTCACCGATCTCGCGTTCCTCGCTTGGCATGCTGAGCATCGCACCAAGAAGACAGGGTTGGACTTCGACTCCTGGTGCAACGAGCAAGAGGCGATGACTTTGGGAGATGCCGCGCAAGCCGTGATCGCCCCTTTGGAGAGCAGTCAGCCCATTGGCTGATCGCATATCTGTCTTGCGAGACAGGTATCGCTCCGTCGGTGTTGCTGGCTGAATCACCCAGAATGCTCTACACGATGGTCGGCTATCTCCGATGGAGAGCCGTCCACCTCAACAGGTAATCTCAGAACATGGCGTTCTACGGTGTTCCACTTGGTCGTGCTTCGCGTGTCGCCATCGCACCCCAAGCTGGGAAACCCGCTGTCCTCATTGATGGTCTTGCCGACTTTCTCCGTAAGGCTGCCAAGATGGATGACCGATTCAATTCGCATATGCGCGAGGCGGCTCGAGGGGTAGCCCAGCAGATTGTGGATGAGGCCAAGGTTGAGGCATCTACCGTGACCCGTAGCCGTCAGGCTGTGGAGGTGATGAAGGGGATGAAGCCGTATAACGACAGGATTCCTGCCGTCAAATTGTCGCAGTCCTCAAACTTCGTGTCGGAGTCTCGACCGAATCGGACGAGGAAACGCAAGGTGACTCGGGGTGACGTGTTCTTCGGTGCCGAGTTCGGTGGACAGGCTCGACCCACGACCCGCCAGTTCTTGAGGCATCGAGGCAGATCGGGATACTTCTTCTGGCCGACCGTCCGCAAGATGAAGGACAAGATCGCCCAAGACTATCTGGCTGCGATAGACAGGGTTCTCAAGACTCTCGCCGATTAGTTGACTTCCTCTGCCGGTTGGCTAGGGTGGGGGTGAGGAGGGATGGCTATGGCGGTTTGGTTTAGTTCGGTGAAGGCGGTTCAGCCTCAGCCGTTGGCGTCTTCCTGGTCACAGCTCAAAGAGTTGCTGTCATTCCATGAGGAGAATGAGGTGAAGTCGGCTGGGGCGTTGTGGTCGCCTGTCACCTATTACGAGAACACGACTCGTGGGAACAGGAATGTTCGGTTTGTGGAGTCGCTGGTGGTGGACTTGGATGGTTCGTCGTTTGAGTCGGCTCGGCTGGATGGGTTGGAATGGTTCGCGTATTCGACGTATTCGCATCGGTTGGATGATCCGCACTATCACTTGGTTCTGCCGTTGGCTGAGCGTGTACCTGCTGGGTTGTGGCGGGCGGTGTGGTTGGAGATGGTTGAGCGTCTCAACCTGCCTGCCGACCCACAAACGAAAGACCCTGCCCGACTGTTCTATCTACCTCAACACGCACCGAACGCACCGTTTGAGTTCCATGAGGGTTCGGGTGTTCTGCTCGATACGTCGTTTGATTGGGATGATGTTCATTCGTCTCGACCTGTGGTGCATCAGGCTAGGAATCCTCGGAGGGTTCGGGCTGGTGCGGAGATGTTGTCGGAGGGTTGGTGGGCTTCTGCTGATGTGTCGTGTTGGGCTGGGTTGGAGGGCAAGGAGTTGTATCGGGTGATGCTTGCTGAGTGGGAAAGCCTGTATTCGCAGTTGAAGTAGAATCAGCGCGTGGCTGGTGCGCGTACATTCGTTGTTCGGTTCGTCTCTGATACCGACAAGGCTCTCGATGGGTTCAAGAAGCTCAACAACGGGCTGGCTGGGGTTGGCAATAGTGGCACGGTCGTTAGCCGTTCGTTCAAGGACATGTTTACGGGGGCTGCGGTTGCGACGGCTGGGGTGTCGGCTGCGGTGGTTGGGGTTGCTGGTGCGTTGTATAAGGCGACGCAGGCTGCGGCTGAGGATCAGAAGAGCCAGGCATTGTTGGCCGATCAGTTGCAGAAGACGGTTGGTGCTTCGGATGCGTTGATTGCTTCGACTGAGCGGCTGATTGCTGAGCAGCAGGCGTTGACCGGTATCTCGGATACCGACCTTCGTGATGCTCTTTCGATTCTTGTTCGTGGTACTGGTGACCTGACCAAGGCACAGAACCTCTTGTCAACTGCAATGGACATCAGTACTGCTACAGGCAAGGACTTGAACAGCGTCAGTATTGCGTTGGCTAGAGGTGCGAATGGGCAGTTCACCGCGCTCACCAGGCTCGGTATTCCGATTGATGAGAACACAAAGAAGTCCAAGGATTTCAATCAGGTTCTTCGTGACCTGAACGAGCAGTTTGGTGGTGCTGCGAAGACTGCTGCTGGCACGTTCCAAGGTCAGTTGAAGATTCTTCAAGGCCAGTTTGGTGAGATTGTTGAGACGGTTGGGGCGGCCTTGTTGCCATATCTGCAACAGTTCTCTGACTTCATTGTGACGAATGTGGTGCCTGCGGTTCAGCGCATCACAACAGTTCTTGGGGAGAAGGGGCTGGTGGCCGCCTTTCAGCAGTTGGTATATGAGTCTGGGAAGAGTGCGCCTGCTCTGATCGGTGCGTTCAGGGCAATCACAATCGGCGTCGCAGAGTTTGTCAATGTGACGGCTCGCGCGTTCAACGTAACGAAAGCACAGTTCCAACTTCTCAGGGGCGATGTCGTTGGTGCGGTCAAGTCGTTCGCTGCCGCCACAAAAGAAGTCATTGACACCGATGCCCTTCGCTCAGCGTTCGACTCGTTGGCTGTCGGCATCAACCACTACAAGCGTGAGGTGACGACGGCTGATCGGGCTGAGCGTCAGCTGAACGCAACCGGTGAGGCAACCATTGACACATTCGGTGAGGGTGGTGGTGGTGGCGGCAAGGGCGGTGTGGCTAAGACCGTGAAGACTGCGGCTGAGAAGTTGAAGATGTTGACCGAGGCTATCGATAAGTCGACGGCTGCGTCGAAGCGGTTGAAGTCGGCTGGGGAGTCTGTGGCTGATTCGCAGAAGTCGTTGGCTGATGCGACTTCGGAGCGTGAGAAGGCTCAGGCTGCGTTCAATCAGGCTGTGGCTGGGTATGGTGCGGATTCGCAGCAGGCGAAGGATGCTCAACGGAAGTTGGATGCGGCTCAGCGTGATGTGGCTCGATCGGGGTTCAGGGTTGAGCAGGCTGTGTTTGCGGTGAAGGATGCGGAGAAGGAGTTGGCTGCGGTTCGTGCTGATCCTGAGTCGAATGCTCAGATGATTCGTGAGGCTGAGATTCGTTTGGCTGAGGCAAAGTTGGCTGTGACTGATGCGACTGATGCCCAGTATGAGGCGACGAAGGATTTGGGTGAGGCTCAACGGTTCTTGAATGAGCAGGTGTCGGGGGCGATTCCTGGGTCGGCTGTGTATGAGGAGTTGGCTTCTGATTTGGCTGATGCGAAGGAACGTGAGGCCGATATGACGAAGCGTGTGGCTGAGGCTATCGATGCTCAGCGTGAGGCGTTGGATGCCTACAATGAGTCGCTTCGTGTGCAGTTGGATTTGGCTAAGCAATTCCCGAAGATTTCTGCTGGTGTGCCGAACCCGTTTGCGTCTGAGCTTGCTTCAATCCAGCAGACTCAAACAGCAGCACAAGCCGGGATTGTTGCAGCCCCGACGGTTGCGGTGACTGTGAACGCTGGGTTGGGTGCGTCGGGTCAGGAGGTGGGGGCTGAGATTGCTGAGTATCTGCGCCAGTATGCAACGGTGTCAGGTATTCAGTTCTCGAATGGTTCGACCGGCGCATTGTTCGGAAGGTAGCCGATGGCCAAGACGCTGAACTGGGGGGAAACATTCAAGGTGCTTCTCGATGTTGGCTTCATCACGGACGCATTCACCCTCGACTCCTCACTCCTTGACGGCACCGATGTCCTAGACGGATCAACCGACTTCGTAGACATCACCGAATACGTCCAATCCATCAACATCAACCGAGGCCGAACCAGCCAACTTGACACCTTCAACCCAGGCACCCTCTCCATCGTCGCCGACGACCGAGCATCAGGACGCCAATTTGATCCCCTCAACACCGCCTCCCCCTGGTACGAAGGCGACCTCGGCATCGCACCACGCCGAGCAATCGAAGTCTACGGAGGCTCAGCCGGAACTGCCGCCCTCTACAAAGGCTACGTCTACGACCTCAACATCGAATACGACGAACCTAACCTCTCTACCGCAACCATCCTCGCAGTCGACGCCCTCGCACAACTCGGACAAACCAACCTCAACGCCTTCAACCCATCCAGCCAACTCACCTCAGCCCGCGTCTCCGCCATCCTCGACCGCACCGAAGTAGCCTGGTCAACCGCCCTCCGAGACATTGACACCGGTGTAGCCACCTGCGGCACCTTCGCCTACGAAGACCAAACCAACGTCCTTCAAGCCTTGCAAGCCGTACAGCTCGCAGAGAACGGCAGACTATTCGCAAACCGCCTCGGCCAAGTCGAGTTCGATGCCCGCATCACCAGCACCTTCGCCACAGCAGTCGCCAACCTCGGAGGCACCGCCATCACCTCCATCCCCATCCAAGCCCTCTCCAACGTCTACGGTGCCGAAACCGTCCTCAACCGAGTCTCCGTACAAATATCCGGTGGGACAGCATCCAGCGTCGCATCCGGCACCGCATCACAATCAGAGTACGGAATCAAAAACTTCTCCCTCACCGACATCCCACTCGTCGACGACGCAGCAGGCTCAGCCCTCGCCTCAGCCCTCCTCAACACCTACCAAAACCCTGAGGTGCGATTTGATGAGGTCAGCATTCTGGTCAACCCATTGAACGATGCACATACCGAAACAATGGCCGCGCTCGAGATCGGCGATGTGCTGACCGTAACAAAAACATTCGCTACTGGCAGTCCTTCCAGCGTCACCAAAAACGTCGTCGTCGAAGGTATCCAACATGTCGTCACCCCATCCCGTCACGACATTCGACTCCGCCTCGGACAGATTGATGTCCTCACCCCGTTCATTCTGAACGTGTCCACTCTTGACGACGCCACCGTAGGCCTGCAATAGGAATAGGCTAGACTGACGACATGGCTGGTGCAGGCGCAAAACTCTTCGTAAGCGGTGATGTTCTCACCGCAGCACAGGTGAACACGTACCTGATGGATCAAACCATCATGCGATTCGCCACGACCTCTGCTCGTGATGCGGCGTTTGGCGGAAGTGGCGAACCGGTCTTGGCTGAAGGAATGTTCTGCTACATTGACGCAGACAACAAGTTGTATTACTACGACGGCAGCGCATGGAAGGAGTTCTCTTCCGGTGCGGATGTTCTTCAAGTACAGGTATTCAGTTAGGAGCTGATAATGGCAACATACACAAAGACGATTCTCAGCGGTTCAACCGACGGCAAAGCCATTCTCGTTGCCGCTACCGCAACACCAGGCACAACGATTCACACCGGTTCAACAACCGCAACAACCCTTGATGAGGTGTGGTTGTACGCAGTCAACACCAGCACATCTGCTGTGAAGTTGACGATTGAATGGGGTGAAGCAACTGCACCGAATGGCAACATTGAGCAAACGATTGCTGGTGAATCTGGTCTTGTGTTGATTGCGCCAGGCCTTCTCATCAAAGGCAACGCGACTGCTCTCGTTGTCAAAGCCTTCGCTGCAACGACGAACGTCATCACCATTCACGGATACGTCAATCAGATCACCGCATAGGTAGTCGCCTATGACGCTTCGTTGGGATCAACGATCACGGGTTGGTAGTTATGTGAACTACTGGAACAATCCTGCATCACAGGGAATCACGGTTGAGTATTTGGTTGTTGCTGGTGGTGGTTCTGGTGGTGCAGACCTGGCTGGTGGTGGTGGTGCTGGTGGCTATCGAACTGGCACAATGCTTCTTTCTATCGGAACGACATCGGTCACGGTTGGTGCTGGAGGAAACGCCGTAACTGGTGCGACCGGAGGAAACAAAGGTTCTGATTCCGTTCTAGGTAGTATCACCTCGACTGGTGGTGGTGCTGGTAAGGGTGCTGGAAACACGGGTAGCGGTGGAACTACTGGTGGTTCTGGTGGTGGTGGTAGCGCACAGTCTTCAGGTCTTGCTGGTAACACCCCAAGCACAACACCATCGCAAGGTAATGATGGTGGTTCTGGTGGTGCGAGCAATGGTTCGGGTGGTGGTGGCGGTGGTGCTTCGGCTGCTGGTTCTAATGGTTCTTCTGGCACGAGTGGTGCTGGCGGTGCTGGTGGTGCTGGTATTGCAAGCACGATCACGGGTACTTCTGTGACGCGTGGTGGTGGCGGTGGTGGTGGCTGTTGGGCTGGTAGTGCTGCTGGTGGTGCCGGTGGTGGTGGTGCTGGTGGTTCTGGTTCTGGTGTTGCTGGTGCTGCTGGTAGCGCAAATACTGGTGGTGGTGGTGGAGGCGGTTCACCGTATAACGGTGGTGGTGGTGCTGGCGGTTCGGGGATTGTGGTTGTGGCCTACCCAACAGTTCTTCTTACTCAGACTGGTCGAAGCGTGACTGGTGGAACGATCACGACCGCTAATGGGATGACGATTCACAGTTTCACTTCAACTGGTTCAAGCAGCCTGGTGGTGAGCTGATGGGTGCGAATTATGGGAAGCGCGCTCGAGTCAGCACTTATGTCGGCAAGTGGCTGGGGAACGGTCTTGTCAATCCGCCAACGTCGCTTGAGTATTTGGTGATCGCTGGTGGTGGTACTGGCGGATATAACGGTGGCGGTGGTGGTGCTGGCGGTTACAGGTCATCGGTTGTTGGCGAGTCATCTGGTGGTGGCGCATCTGCTGAATCAAAACTGACAGTCTCCGCAGGTTCTTCATATACCGTGACCGTTGGTGCTGGTGGCTCTAACTTCCCGTCAACAAATGGAAACAACTCTGTTCTAGGAAGCATCACTTCAACTGGTGGTGGCGAGGGAGGCAAGGAAGGTTCAACCAGTGGAAAGACTGGCGGTTCTGGTGGTGGTGCAGCGGTTGGTGGGTCTGCCGGTTCGGGTACAGCGAATCAGGGCTATGCGGGTGGTAGCGCGATCGGTGCTGGTGGTGGTGCAGGATCAGCCGCATCAGGTGGAACGGTTGGTGCTGGTGTCTCGTCAAGCATTACTGGGTCTGCTGTGACTCGAGCTGTCGGTGGTGGGAACTCTGGTAGCGGTGCTGCTGGAGCAAACACCGGTAGCGGTGGCGGTGGCGGAAACTCAGGCAACACGTGGGGTGGTGTTGGCGGTTCAGGAATTGTTGTGTTCCGCTATCCGGACACACAAGCAGACATCACCACTATCGGCGCAGGACTCACCTACACCAAGACCACCTCTGGTGGCTACAAGATATACACATTCACCGCTGGCACCGACACCATTACGATCTAATCATGGCTCACTACGCATTCCTCGACGAGAACAACATTGTGACCCATGTGATCGTTGGCCGTGACGAATGGGAGATCGTTGACGGTATCTCCGATTGGGAGAAATACTACGGCGACTTCGTTGGCCAGAAGTGTGTCAGAACCTCATTCAACGCAAACATTCGACACAAGTTCGCTGGCGTAGGCGACACCTACGATGCCGACGCAGACGTGTTCATCGCACCTCAGCCATACCCGTCTTGGGTGCTGGATGAGAACTATGATTGGGTCGCCCCTGTGCCCTGCCCGAGTGAAGGATTGTGGCGTTGGGACGAAGCAGAAGGCGAGTGGGTCGAGCAACCCGCTGGCTCCTAACACTCCCAGCCCTAACCTTCGCGTTCTTCCCGCAGTCAGTCCAGGCTGAGGTGTTGCCTGGTTTGATCGTCACGGCCTTTGAGATTCCTCCGTCATATCCGATTAGGGATGATGAGACGTATCCGGTGTGCAACATCTATGTCGAGTCAAACATCAATCAGTCGTGGGGTGGGGGGTCGGTTGGTGGGTGTCGTGCTGATTGGGTGATGTTGCATTATCAGGGGTTCATTCAGATTCCTGAGCATGAGTCGATTGAGTTCATGGTGGCCGCTGATGATGGTGGGACGGTTGAGATTGCTGGGGTGGAGGTTGGTACGTGGGATCTGAAGGGGTGTTCGTGGTCGCGAAGCATAACGCTGTCCGTTATGCCTGGCGAGTATGCGTTGGATGGCTGGTTCTATGAGGCTGGTGGCGGCACATGCTTTATGCTGGCATGGAAGATCGACGACGGGTATTGGGAGATAGTTCCAGCATGGGCATATACAACGGAATCCACACCGTCGACGACGACCTCTACTACTACTGTCCCCGACACGACTGTCCCTGCCACGAGCAGTACTTCTACGACGCTTCTCGAAACCTCAACCAGTCAAGCCTCAACGACGACTGAACCTGAGCCGTCTACAACGAGCGTCGAGACGACTTCAACAGTCGCCAATACAACCACGTCAGTATTCCTAGAACCATTACCTGTTTGGGTGCCTCCAGCAACCACAACAACGGAAGTAGCAACCACCACAACGACATCAGAACCTCCAACTGAAACAACTGTAACAACCCAGCCACCTCAGACTACCCAGCCTGAACCGTCAACGACCATCCCTCAGACGACGGTCGCTCAAACCAGCATCCCCACAACGAGCATCCCTGACACGACGAGCAGCTCGACGACCGTTGTCATAGATACGACGACGACCTTGCCACCGATCCAGCCGAGCATGAGCAACCAGCAGATTCTCCAACAAGCCATCAATCCTTCCGTCGTGGAATCCCTCTCAACCACCGAAGCCGAGATTCTATTCGCCGGACTGGACGAGGAATCCGTCACAGAAGACCAGGCTGCCCTCATCATCCAAGCCCTCGACGAAGCACCCGACGAAGTGAAGAAGGCGTTCGAGGAGAACGTGAACGTGTTCTCAGGCCTCTGGTCGTCTTACAAGATGGTCGGTCAAACGATCAGCGTCGCTGAACGAGTGACGCTGGTAGCGGTTGCGAATACAATGGGAGCAGCAACAGCAGTCCTGCGTAGACGGAACGGCTAATGATACGCAGAATCACGAAGGAACTTCTCGCCCTCGGACTCACCATCGGGACATCCCTCATCACCCTCATCACCCTCTCAGGAGCAGTCCAAACCTGGGCACTCCTGTTCACGCTGATTGGCTTCGCACTACACTTGTTGAACGTAGCCATAACCGATGAAGGAGGGGAAAGTGAACCAACCCAAAGTGAAGCAGAACCCGACCATCGCTAAGTTCCTCGACCTCCTCCAGCGACTCTTCTCGCTGTTCCTGGCCACAGCCCTCCCAGCCGTCACCACCGGTGCCGTCATCGGAGTCTCCGTTGCCAAGTCAGCCATCATGGCTGGTGCGATGGCTGTCATCGCAGTCGTCCAGAAGCTCGCCGCTGCCTCGGTTGATGGTGAGTTGACCGCAGACGAAATCAAGGCATCGTTCCAGAAGTAAGCCATGTCGAAGTACCCTGTCGTCCCCGTCAAACTTTGCTCATGCCTGAAAGGGGTGAAGCCTGGTGAACTACCAGCGAAACTCCTCCGAGGCATCGAAGGCAAAGGGAAACTCCACCATTGCGCGGCTGATGCATACGAGGCTATGGATGCTGCTGCTAACGCAGCAGGCATCGACCTGTCCCCAACCAGCCAAGCCGACACCTACCGCTCGTTGGAAACGCAAGAGTACGGGTTCTATCAGCGATACACCGACACCCCCAAGCCAGCCCTGATGAAGCAGAAGCCACGCATCTACAAAGGCAAGGCGTGGTATCTGAAGAAGGGGATGGCACCAATGGCCGTGCCAGGCACCTCAAACCACAACCTCGGGATCGCCATCGACATCAAAGACGCCACCGGAAACCGTCTCGCCTGGCTCCTCGCCAACGAACACCTCTACGGATTCAGCCACGAACTCGACTCAGAACCCTGGCACATCCGATACGTCGCAGGCGACGCAACCCCTGATGCGGTCAAGGCTTGGAAGGCGACGCAGGTCTGAGATGGATTGGGGTGTGGTCATTGCCGCTCTGCTGACAACCGTCGGCGGAATCATCACCACCCTCCTGATGATGTTCCGCAAAGAGAACCGCCAAGACCACGCAACCGTCATGGAAACCATCGAGAGGATCGGTGGAAAACTGGACAGGCTGGACACTAAGTTAGGGGAACACATCGACTGGCATTTCAAGGAGGCCACAAATGGGGAAGTTCCTCGAAGAAATAAAGTCGTCCGTAAACGGGCGGCCAAGCGTACTTGACCAAATCCTCGCAGACCTACCCAAACAGGACGCGACCGATCTACAAGCAGCCCTAGCCGACCCAACCATCTCGGCCATGCAAATCACCCGCGCACTCAACAAGCGTGGACACAAAATCTCATCCAGCGTCATCTACCGGCACAGGGAGAAACTCAATGAGTCTCGCTGACGACATCGGCGCACAAGCCGAAATCGCTGAACTCCGCCAAGCCCTACGCCAAGCTCAACAAAAAGAAGCCCGAGCCAAGAAACGCTCAGACGACCTCGTAGAAGCCGTCTACCAAGCCGCCCGAGACGCAGCCCGAGCCGTCCCCAACCATCGCATCACCACCCCACGCAAGGATAAGCGGAAGGGGAAGGCTGAGGTGGCGTTGGTTCACGCTACGGATTGGCAGTTGGGGAAGCGCACCGTGTCATTCGGGATTGAGACGTTGGGTTCTCGGATGGAGCAGTTCACCAGCAAGGTGTTCGAGCTGACCGAGATTCAGCGGGCGCATCATCCGGTCAAAGAATGCGTGGTGATGTTCGGTGGCGACATGGTGGAAGGTATTGGCATCTTCCCAGGGCAGGCCTACGAGGTCGAAGCCCACCTGTTCGACCAGTTGTTTGAGGCGTCTCGGGTGATGGAATCGATGGTGGCTTCGTTGGCTGGGTTCTTTGAGAAGGTGCATGTGGTGTGCGAGTTCGGCAATCACGGACGCCTCGGTCGCAAAGGCGACATGCCAGCAGGCGACAACATCGACCGCATGGCATATCGCATCGCATCCGAACGCACCGCCCACCTCAAGAACGTCACCTGGCAGATGTCGGGGGACTGGTATCAGATCGTCACCGTCGGCAACTACAAAGCCCTCCTCGTACACGGCGACGAAATCAACTCATTCGGTGGCAACACCCCAGCCTTCGGCATCCTCCGCAAAGTGAACGCCTGGTCAACCGGAGTCGTCGAAGACTTTCTCGACTGCTACATGGGTCACTTCCATACCCCGATGACGTTGACGATGGCGAACTCGGGACGCATCTTCGTCACCGGCTCACCCGAATCCCACAACGAATACGCCCGAGCGTTCATCGCAGCTATCGGGCAACCATCTCAACGCCTCCACTTTGTTGACCCTGTGAAGGGTCGGGTTGCTGCGGAGTACGTCGTATGGCTCGACTAGTCCCCTACAGCGTCGTCCTGGTGGAGTGGGCTGATGCCCATTGCTCCGAAGGTGGCTGGATTGATTTGGACGAATACAAGGATGACGGTGAGGTGATCGTTTCGACGGTCGGGTTCCTGATCCCTGTGGGGGATGAGGGGGCGAAGGAAGGCCATGTGACGGTGTGGCAGTCGATTGCTGATGGGGATGGGATTCACGGGTTCCATATCCCTGTCCAGATGGTGCGGAATGTGACTGTCCTCTCTGGGCTTGGGCTGGAAACCCTTATGAAATAAGGCTAAAACAAATACTTGCGTTTGTCTTACAGATGTGTTAGATTGTCCTCATCGGGGAAACACCCCGAGTCTCATAAGGAGGGACACATGAAAGCGGAAGGCGTCAAGGTCACATATCGTGACAATGACAACCAGCTCGTAACTGGTGTTGTTGTCGGATATGACCAGCACTTGCGTTACCTGATCAGAAAAGATGGCGACGGCAAGTTTGCTGCTCTCGCGGTCGTGACCGAAAAGTCAATCATCAACTAAGCAAATCGGGTGACTGGACGACATCGGGGTTCGAGTCCCCGACACCCACGAACCAACACCCACTAACCAAAGGAGAACCACAATGGCATCAAAAAAGCGCAAGCAGAAAGCAGCACCATCAAAAGCACAAGTTTTCCAATCATGGAAAACGATGTTCAACCTTGATGCGTTCGCTCAAGCAATCCAAGAAGACCTGAATGGACGTTCGGACGGGTCGGCAAAGAAGCCGAAGTGAAATACCCCACCCTCACCATCCGTCTCCCACAAGAGACGCTAGATGCGCTCAGGGTTGAAGCTCAGCAGCACGAATGTTCGGTTGCTGAGATCGTCAAGAACGCCATCGCCTTGTATTACAAATCCGAGTACGGGCAGACAGCTACCCACTAAGATTCAGGGTGGCTGATCAGCCCGCCTTACTTGGGCTTGGATCGCCCGCACACCCTCCCCTCCTTGGGGTGTGCGTCATTATCGGACAACAGGAAGGACACAACTTGCGCCAACTGACTGCAAGCCTCATAGCCCTACTCACCCTCGGCACAGGCATCGCCTACGCCCAAACCCCCAACAACACCCCACCCCAAGACCTTGCGCCCCTCACAGGCGTTCCTAGAGTCCTCAGAGAGCCTTCTAGCCCCACTCAACCACCTCTCCCCAAAGGGGTTCCGGCAGACGAAACAAAGCGTTGCCCCAACCTCGAACCACTCATCGCCGAATACGGCCTCCCCGTCGAAGCATTCTCCTACATCGCCTGGCGTGAATCTCGATGCAACCCGAAGGCACACAACAAGACCCTCAATCGGGACGGCTCGCAAGACAGAGGCGCATTCCAGATCAACTCGACCTGGAAGACGGTCACAGCGAACTCATGCGGCACCCCATACGGCAAACTCTCAGCACTCTTTGACGTGCGCTGCAACCTGGCTGTCGCCAAATATCTCTATGAGAACGGTGGCTTGAGGCATTGGAGTTTGTGACCATCCACCACTTGTGAACATGAATGCCCTAAGGTCGAGGATGACCCAAAGGAGGGCAACATGGAAAATCCAAACCGCAACAAGCTCATCATGCTCGGAGTCGCAGTAGTTCTACTGTGGGGCTGGGCAATACTCCCACCAGCAGAAGACATCCCAGACCAAGTAAAAACCGAGTTCGATTGGGTGCTATTCGGCCTCATGAACCTCGTCGCAGTCGTGTTCGCACACATCTGGATCAGCGCACCAGCACGAGAACAGAAGCGTCGTGAACAGTATCAACTTCGACGCGAGTTGAAGGCTGCGAAGCGTCGCCACCCAACCGCCCGATGAACGTCCACATCGTTGATCTATGGTCGGAAGGCGATCAGGTGTTCAGACCGAACAAACCCGCATGGCATGACCTAGCGGAATGTCACGGACGACACCACCTGTTCTTCTCCGACCGCAGAGACGACATCATCGAAGCCAAACAACTCTGCCAATACTGCCCAGTACGACAAACCTGCCTCGACTATGCGATAGCAGGTGACGAGCATGGCATCTGGGGTGGTCTGACTACGATGGAACGCCAACGCTACGTTCAAGCAAGGAGCCACAAATGACATCCCCTCAGAAACGCAAAGGTTCCGCAGCTGAACTCGCTGTCGCCAAATGGTTGAAAGAGTGGGGTTGGGTGAATGCTGAGCGTTCCCGTGCCGGATGGCAAGACGACCGAGGTGACATCGAAGGCGTTCCAGGAGTCTGCATCGAAGTCAAGAACCAGAAACAGTTCGACATTCCAGGCTGGTTGGAGGAGCTACGTGTGGAAATGGAGAACGCTGATGCTTGGACTGGCACCCTGATCGTAAAGCGTCGAGGCTCAATGGATGTCGATGAATGGTACGCAATCATGCCTGCTTGGGTATGGGCGTCCCTGCTCGCCGCTATCGACTTCGGCGACAACCCCAACACACCCCCGAGGAATGATTGACACGCACCTCAAAAGGTGTAAAGTTCAGAACCCCAAGATTCCCAAGCCAAAAGGAGGCCTGCGAAACATGACAACCGACGACTTCAACATCGAAGAAGCCCCGAAAGACCGATGGGGCAGATACAAGATTGAGCGACCAGACGGCAAGACCGTCGGCTACACCCGAGTCACCACCGTCGCCAAGACGTTGAGCGACACCGCATCGCTCGCCGACTGGAAAGTACGCATGGCTCTGACCGGAGTCGTACAGCGCCCCGACCTGTTGGCTCAAGCATCAACGGCGATCAGCGACCGCGACAAACTCAACCGCATCGCAAACGAATGCATCGATGCCGCGGGTGCATACAGTCGAGCGAATCTTGGCACCGCGCTCCACGCCATCACCCAGCAGATCGACCTCGGACTGAAGCCACAAATCCTGCCAGGGTTACAGGAAGACATCGAGACGTATCGCATCGCGACACAGGCCTACGGGATCGAGATGCTGTACGAGTTCATCGAAGTCCTCCTCATCCATGACGACCTTGAATACGCTGGCACCGCCGACCGCATCGTCAAAACCATGAGCGGAGAACTTGTCATCTTTGACCTGAAGACTGGTACTTCACTTGATTACGCGCACGGCGAAATCAGCATCCAGCTCGCTGCCTATGCGAATGCTCAATGGGTGTACGACTGGAAGACCGGCACACGAACCCCCATGCCTGAGATCAACAAGACGAAAGGCATCATCTGTCACCTGCCAGCAGGCGAAGGACGATGCGACTTCTACGAAGTCAACATCGAAGCAGGATTGGAAGCACTCCACCAGTCGCTCGCTGTGCGTAACTGGCGTAAGCGCAAAGACCTGTTCAAGCCGTACAAGTTCTCCGAAGAGAAGCGGAGGGTTGTCGAGCCTGCGGAAAGTCCGATTCCGCAGGCCGACATCACCGCTCGACGCACCTGGCTCACCAACCGCATCAAAGCACTCCCAACCGATGCCCAAGCCACCGTCAAGCTGTACTGGCCACAAAACACACCACGCATCGCCGACGCCAATAACGACGCACTCACCCGCATCGTCAAAATCGTCGAACAAGTCGAAGCCGAAATCGACCACCCATTCGGCGAAACCGACCCAACCCTCCCCAAGAAGAAGCGTCGTGCAAGCGACACGTTCGAGGATGCGATGAGCGAGGCCATCAATGGCTGAACAACCAGCATTACCGACGCATCCGTTCGGATACGGCATCAGCGCAGACGACGCAATCCAACGCATCCGGCGCATCAACGCCGTCTCACAAGGCGACCCGAACAACAAGAACTTCATGTCCGTCGTCATCGACGAACTTGAAATGGACTTTGCGATGCTTCGTGAGATGGATTGGGAATCGTTCATGGATGCCGCTACGGTTCGCATGGCGACACTCGTGAACATCGTGAAGGACGCAAAACCATGACCGTCATCGACGACTTTGAGGGCGACATGATGGATCAGAACCCAGAGGACATCGCCTCGGTGGACACACTCAAGTCACTCATCGCCACACTCCAGAACCGCAACCGTGCCCACTTCCACTCAGCTCTCCAATATGCGGAGCAGGGTGGCTGCGGGTTCGGTTCGGAAATCAACTCGCGTCGAAGGTTTGAGATCGCCAGAGGTATCTACTGGCTCATCACGTCAAACCAGTTCGACACCGACCTGATTCGTGACCTTGCGGGGTTCGCATCAGGAAACACATACAGCAAGGTCGCAGACGGCCTCGCCAACATGAACGCAAACCAGGCGGCACGGTTCGCTGAAGCGTGTTTCATGTTGAGCGTGAACGCCTACGACCTGTCGTATGACCCGCAAACCAGCAAGTTCCAAATCATCCCTAAAACCTCTGAAGGAGGCATGCAATGACCGACGTATTCATGAGCGAAGGCGGGAGCAAATATCCTGCCCTCAAGTTCGAGAACGTCAACGACACCCACACAGGGCGTGTCGTCGAAGTGAAGAAACTTGAAGACCGTGACCCAGACGGCAACGTCAAGACCTGGCCGAACGGGGACACCCGATTCGTGTTCGTGTTCACCGTCGAAAATAACGGCGAGTTCGGCAACATCTGGGCGCGAGGCAACATGGTGAAGGCCATCCGTGAAGCAGCCCAAGCCGCTGGACTGTCCACCATGATCGGAGCCAACCTGACCGTCAAGTATTCCGGTGACGGAGAAAAGAAAAAGGGATTCAACGCACCGAAGCTCTACAAGGCTAAGGTCGAGGCACCCAAGCCACAGGACGCATCAACCGAACTGTGGTGAAATCGTGACAGGCAGGTGGCACCTCCTCATCCCCCCGATGCGCCACCTGCCTGTTACACCCCCAACATTCAGGAGACGAAGTGACGATCAACGACCTAAGGAACACCATCAAGTTCCTGCAAAGACTCGTCGTAGGACAGTCTGAACAAGACACATTCTTCAAGACCCTCAAAGCATTGGAAACAGAACTACAAAGGAGAACCAAGAAATGACATACGACCCCGAAATGCTCCACCAACTCAACGTGGAGAACCAGTTACGCATCAGCGAACTTTCAACCGCACTCGAACGAGTCACCGCCGAGCGCGACCAGCTCAGCCAAGCCCTCCTCAGCGCAGTCGCACAACTGGAGGAAACCAAGACCCTGCTGACACAACTCAAGTCCGACATCTCGCGTTTGCAGGTGTTCGTCGCTCAAGGAGGCGAGCTGTGAGAGTCGAAGTAGCAGCAGCATTCGTATTCGGACTCGCAATCGTCCTCATCATCCTGGCGTCCTAACATGAACATCCTCGAAGAAGCAGACTTCCTCATCAACGGCCAACGCCAAGACGACTACGGACACCCGCTCGACGACTTCAGTCGCACCGCCAAAATCTGGACAGCCATCATCGGCATCCCCATCACCGCCGAACAGGTCGCCCTCTGCATGGTCGGAGTCAAGATCAGCCGTGAATGCAACCTCCACAAAGAAGACAACCTGATCGACGCAGCCGGATACCTCGGCACACTCCAAATGCTCATCGAAGAACGACAACGGAGGGACAACCTGTGATCTGGCTCATCCTGTATCTCGCTTGCGTCATCTACACATTCCCGAAAGCCGTCAAAGTGATACTCAAAGACAATGCCGAACACGGCTACCAAGAAGCTCCTGATTATCTACTATCGGCGATACTTGCAATCGCAATCAGCGTCCTCTTCCCTGTCTGCATCGTCGCATACCTCATGTACCGATACGTCAAACGGGTCGAGAAGAAGATTGACGCATCATCATGAGCCGTTGGAAACTTCTGCACGGCGACTGCCGCGACCAACTCGCCACCATCCCCGACAACAGCATCGACGCTATCGTCACCGACCCACCCTACGAACTGGGATTCATGGGCAAATCTTGGGATGCGTCGGGGATCGCCTACAACCCGACCGTCTGGACAGAATGCTTACGTGTACTCAAACCAGGCGGCCATCTCCTCGCCTTCTCCGGCTCACGCACCTACCACCGCATGGCCGTCGCCATCGAGGATGCGGGCTTCCAGATACGCGACCAAATCATGTGGGTCTATGGTTCAGGGTTCCCGAAGTCGCTGGACATCAGCAAAGCGATCGACAAGTCTGATGCGGCTGAGGAGCAACGTCAGAGGCGATTCCGTTTCACCGCTTGGGTGCGTTCGACCGGTTTGACTGCGAAGCAAATTGATGAAGCAACTCAAACAATGATGGGCAGCCACTACACAACCCATCCAACTCAGCCAGCGATTATGACGACGGAGCATCTTGACGCTGTTCGACATTTGATTGGTGATGTGCCTGATTGGGTTGAGCAGGAGTCTCGGATTCGTAGTGTCGAGTCGAAGAACTTTGCGTCACGCGAGGTGATTGGATCAAAGAAGCTTCCAGACGCAAAAGTTGTTCGACTTGGATTTGTGGGCGAAACTTACAATGGGGATTTGGCTGGAGCAATGCGCGATATTCCAGTGACCGCCCCCGCAACGGCTGAGGCTGAAGTGTGGGAGGGTTGGGGTACGGCGTTGAAGCCGGCGCATGAGCCGATTGTGTTGGCTCGTAAGCCGTTGGTGGGGACGGTTGCGGAGAATGTGTTGCGGTTCGGTGTCGGCGGGTTGAACATTGACGGCTGTCGAGTTGCGACTGATGAGAAGTTTGTTGATTTGCCCAATCGGGCTTGGGTGAATGCTGATGGGTTGAGTTATGCGGAAAGCAACCACAATCATCGGGACGGTTCTAATGCAGTGGCTGTGGAGAAGTTGAATAATCTTGGTCGTTGGCCTGCGAATCTGATTCATGACGGCTCCGACGAAATACTCGAACTGTTCCCAGAAACAAAAACATGGGCTGCCAAACAACCAGGCAAATACGAAACCGACTCCATCTTCGGGGTCGGCGGAAGGAACTTCGCCCCAGCCAATTCAGGTTCAGCTGCCCGTTTCTTCTATTGTGCGAAAGCCAGCAAAAAAGACCGCAACGAAGGACTCGACCATCTCACCCCACAACGCGAATTCGACCGAACCTCCGACAACCTCCCAGGCGGAGACAACCCACGCAACCGAACCAACACCCCACGCCTCAACCACCACCCAACCGTGAAACCAACCGAACTGATGCGCTACCTCTGCCGACTCATCACACCCCCCAACGGTGTCATCCTCGACCCATTCACCGGCTCAGGATCAACCGGCAAAGCCGCCATCCTCGAACACTTCCAATTCATCGGCATCGAACAAGACCCCGACTACATCACCATCGCCCAAGCCAGAATCCAACACGCAGAACAGGAAACCCAACCATGACCCACGCTGTCGTATGCCTCAAATGCCAACACCTCGTCAAACACAACCCTCGACAACTCGAAGGCTGCCGATGCGACCCCGACGCACCAACCTGGATCGCCATCACCCAAGACGGCCGACTCCTCACCATGAGCCACGCCAACTACGCTGAACTCTCCGATGAGTAACGGACAACGCCAACCCTGCCCATGCAACCCACACCCCCACCCCTGGTGCGGAGACAGAGGAATCGACGACGATGACTGACCCAATATCCGACTACATCGAAGCACAAGCACAAGCCCACGTCACCGCCTACGTGATCGTCGCCACCACAGAAACCCTCACCGGCGAACAATCATTCTGGGTCGCCTGCCAAACCAACCAAACCGCCTCAACCACCCTCGGACTCCTCGAATCAGCATCCGCAGCAGAAAAACTACGAATCGCCAAACTATTCATCGCCAACGACGACGACACCGACTAACCTCAACCCACCCCAACTCAGAACGCAAAGGAGGCGTCATGAGAAAAAAACTCAAATACTTCCCCGTACAACCGTTGCTCGCACTCTTCCCCGACGGTATGGGTGACCGAGTAATCGGTGAACACTTCGGAGTATCACGCACCATCATTCACCGCTGGCGACACAACCCCACATGCGCCATCGACGAATACACCGCCGACCGCTACGCAATCAAAATGGGAATGCACCCACTAGAAATCTGGCCAAACTGGATCAGCATGGAGGAAACAGCATGATTCTCATCGGCGACAACCGGCAAACACTCGCAACCATCCCCGATCAATCAATCCAATGCTGCGTCACCAGCCCCCCATACTGGGGTCTGCGCGACTACGGAACCGCAACATGGGACGGTGGCGACCCGTCATGTGACCATCAAGGGAAACCAATGGCAACCCGAGCCAACGTCAACAAGAACACCGGTACCGGCAACGATGTCAAAAATACTGAAGTTAGGGAGTTCTACAAGGACATCTGCGGTAAGTGTGGAGCGAAACGAATCGACTCCCAGATCGGTCTAGAACAAACACCAGACGAATACGTTGAGCAAATGGTCGCAGTATTCCGGCAAGTTCACCGTGTCTTGCGTGACGATGGGACACTCTGGCTCAATCTTGGAGACAGCTATGCGGGCAACACGTCACGCGCATCAAACAACGGCAGAGCTGGGTTCGGTAACGAACGTGAAGGTGTATTCACCAAGACTGGTGACGGACTCAAAAACAAAGACCTCGTAGGCATCCCCTGGCGTGTCGCATTCGCACTACAAGCAGACGGCTGGTACCTGCGCCAAGACATTATCTGGCACAAACCAAACCCGATGCCCGAATCAGTCACAGACCGATGCACCAAAGCACACGAATACATTTTCCTGCTCAGCAAATCAGCGAAATATTACTTCGATCACGAAGCAATCAAAGAAGAAGCCAAAACTCCTCCAGCAGTTAGAGACAAACATGGCGAAGGGTACCAAGCTGACTACGCCAAAGGAGACAGATTCTCTGCTGGTGAACGCACATGGGGTGCTGACGGTCGAAAGAACAAACGCTCCGTCTGGACTGTCACAACACGACCATTCAAAGGCGCACACTTCGCAACATTCCCGCCACAACTCATCGAACCGTGCATCCTCGCAGGAAGCAAACCAGGCGACACCATCCTCGACCCGTTCTTCGGTGCAGGAACAACAGGACTCGTCGCACAAAGACACAACCGCAAATGGATCGGCTGCGAACTCAACCCCGACTACGCTGCCATCGCACAACAACGCCTAAACGAAGAAACCAACCTCTTCACCAATCTCAGCTAACGAAAGACCCTGCACAATGACCAACAGAATGCTCCAAGCCGCCCTCGGCTACGCCCAACTCGGCATCCGAGTCATCCCCATCAAACCAGGCATGAAATACCCGCCAATCAACGAATGGCAGAACCAAGCCACCACCAACCCCGACACCATCACCGAATGGTGGACAGACACCTATCACGGCTACGGCATCGGCATCGCCACCGGACGCACCCGCAACGGCCACATCTTCGTCCTCGACGTAGACGACAGAGACGAATACAAAGGCTCCGATACTCTCCACGACCTCGAACAAACCTACGGACAACTCCCCGAAACCGTCGAAGCCACCACCGGCACAGGCGGACGCCACCTCTACTACTACAGCCCCACCGAAATCCGAAACAACGCAGGCACACGCCTCGGCAAAGGACTCGACATCAGAGGCGAAGGAGGCCAAGTCCTCGCCGACCCAACCCTCCACCCAAACGGACGCCCCTACACCTGGAACATCGGACAATCCCCACACGACCGCAAACCAGCCCACGCCCCCAACTGGCTCATCCAACTCCTCACCAAACAACCTGAACCCATCAAACCACCCACCACCCCCGACACCTTCCTCAACGACCC